AAACCGTCAACGCCGCCGGCCGAGTATCCCCTAAAATCTCCGAGCTCGGCGTGGCGATGGACGTGCTCCGGCGGCTCGGCGAATTCGTGGCGCAGCGGCGGCCGGACCTCACCGGCCCGCTGCTCGAAATCCTTGAGCCATTCGGCCAGGCGCTGGCGGAGGCCTATCAATGAGTCTGTTGCGCGAGATCAAGGGGCGCAAGCTCAGCCCGCGCGAATTCGCCGGCGAGCTGGAGCGCCTCGGCGCCGGCCTGCGCCGTCAGATCGAGGCGAGCGTCGAAGGGTTTCGGACGGATGAGGCGGAGCGCGCGGCGCGCCGCAAGGCGGTCGCCGACCCGAAGACCGGCTTCGAATATTTCGCCCGCACCTATTTTCCGCATTACGTCAAATCCGCGCCCTCGCGCCTGCACGCGCATCTCTACGCCGATCTGCCGGCCATGCTGACGCGCGACGCGGCGGCGGGCCGCAAGGGCCATCGCAAGCTCAAGATCGCGCCGCGCGGCGCGGCCAAATCGACGCTCGTCAGCCAAATCTTCGTGATGTGGTGCGCGCTGCTGCGCCTCAAACGATTCGAGGTCGTCGTCATGGACACCTACGAACAGGCGGCGCTCATGGTCGAGGCGATCAAGGTCGAGATCGAGAGCAATCCGCGCCTCGCCTATGACTGGCCGGAATTCGCGGGCGCCGGCCGGCGCTGGCGCGAGGGCGAGATCGTCACCCGTAACGACGTGATGATCCTCGGCGCCGGCGCGCGCCAGGCGCTGCGCGGCAAGCGCTTCGGTCCGCACCGGCCGGACCTGGTCATCCTCGACGATATCGAGAACGACGTGAACGTCGAAAGCCCGGTGTATCGCAAGAAGCTGCGCGCATGGGTCGAGCGCACCGTCGTCAAGCTCGGCCCGGCAGACGGCTCGCTCGATGTCGTGATCGTCGGCACCGTGCTGCATTATGACGCCGTGCTGGTGCAGCTCTCCAAGGCGCCGGGCTGGCAGGTCGATCACTTCCGCGCGGTCGAGCGCTTCCCGGACCGGATGGACCTGTGGGACCGCTGGCAGGAAATCTTCCTCAACGAGACCGAGGACAAGGCCTTTGCCTTCTACACCGCCAATCGTGCGGCGATGGAGGCCGGCGCCGTCGTCAACTGGCCCGAGTTCGAGCCGCTTTATACGTTGATGGTCGAGCGGGCGAGTTCGGAAACCGCCTTCATGAGCGAGAAGCAGGGCGAGCCGATCTCGGAGGAAAGCCCGTTCCGCTCGATCATGTTCTGGGTTGTGCAGAAGCGCGATCTCGTCTTCTTCGGCGCGGTCGATCCTTCGCTTGGCCGCAAGGGGCCGAACCGCGACCCGTCCGCGATCCTCATCGGCGGCTTCGACCGGCTGACCGGCGTGCTCGATGTGGTGGAAGCCTCCGTCGTCCGCCGCCTGCCCGATGTCATCATCGCCGACATGATCGGGCTGGCGCGACAGTGGACGCCGGCCCTGTGGTTCGTCGAGAGCGTCCAGTTCCAGGAGTTTTTCCGCACCGAAGCGATGAAGGAAGCGGCCAAGGCCGGCGTCTCGCTGCCCTGTCTGCCGGTCCTGCCGATCGCCGACAAGGCGCTGCGTATCCAGAGGCTGCAGCCGCCGATCGCCGCCGGCCTCATCCGTCTGCATGCGTCGCAGACAACACTGATCGAACAGCTGCGCCAGTGGCCGGCCGGGGCGCATGACGACGGGCCCGACGCGCTCGAAATGCTCTGGGCCGGCGCGCTCGCCAACGGCGGCGGCATCGTCACCGGCACGCAGATCCTGTCCGCGCCGGGCACGCGCGGACGAACCTTTGATGGATGGCGGCTATGACCGACAAGACAAGCGACCCGCGCAAGACCCTGCCGGCGGCGGCGCGGCAGCTGATCGCCCATGCGCGCAACGACATCACCATCCCCTATTTCTCGACCGTGCTGCAGCCGCAGGACGAGACACTGATCGCCAAGGGCGGCGGCAAGGGCCTCAGGATCTATGACGAGATCGAGCGTGACACCCACGCTCGCGCCGTGCTGCAGAAGCGCAAGCTCGCGCTGACCGCGCGTGACTGGGAGGTCGTGCCGGCAATCGATGGGAACACGGCTGCCGAGAAGGCCGCCGCGTTCGTCGACGCAGAGCTGATGCGCCTGAACCTCGATCAGCTGAGCCTCGATCTGCTTGATGCGACACTGAAGGGCTATGCCGTCGCCGAGATTGTCTGGGTGCGCGAGGGCGCGGTCATCCGGCCCGAAAGGATCGTCGCCCACGACCAGCGGCGGTTCGTCTTCGGCGAGGACTGGCGGCCGCGCCTGCTGACCATGGCGGCGCCCTCGATCGGCGAGGAACTTCCCGAACGCAAGTTCATCGTCCACCGCTTCGGCGTCAAGGGCAACAACCCCTACGGTCTCGGCCTCGGCTCGGTCCTGTTCTGGCCGGTGCTGTTCAAGCGCGAGGGCATCACTTTCTGGCTGACGTTTCTGGAAAAGTTCGCCTCCCCGACGCCGGTTGGCAAATACCCGCAAGGCACTCTGCCCGAGGATCAGAACCGGTTGCGCGATGCCCTCGCCGATATGGTGCAGGCCGGCGTCCTCGTCATGCCGCTCGGCTCCGAGGTCGAATTTCTGGAGGCGAGCCGCGCGGGGCGCGCATCCTATGAGGAATGGTGCCGCTACTGGGATACCCAGATGGCGCTCGCAGTGTTCGGGTCCAGCCTGGCGACACATGTCGAGGGCCAGGGCAGCCGTGCCGCAGCCGAGACGCACAAGGAAAGCGAAGAGCAGATCATCGACGCCGATGCCGACCTTCTGTCCGACACCTTGCGCGGATCGTTGATCCAGTGGCTGATCGACTACAATATGCCCGGTGCGCCGGTGCCCTCTTTGCGGCGGCTGCGCGCCAAGAACGAAGCCGCGCATGAGGATCTGCGCAAGAAGAAGAACGACAACGCCCGCGCCGAACTCGACCGGCTGTTTGATCTGGCGGCACGCGTCCCGCCTGAGGCGTTTGCCGAGCTGGCCGCCGCGCTGGCTGACATCGACCTGATGCCGCAGGTGCCGATCGGCGTGCTGCAACAGCTCGCGCCACATCTGGCGGCCGCCCGTCGCAACCTCGTCGATGCCGCAAAGGCTGGGCAATTGACCCTGCCGGAGGATGCCGCCGGCAAGGCCGCCGTGCGGCAGGTGGCTTTTGCCGAACGCAATGATGACCTGTCCGCCCTTGCCGGTCAGCTCGTCACGCTTGCCGAACCGGACCTCACCCGGCTGATTGATGCGATCCGGGACGCCGGCATGGCGGGTGCGCAGGCGGGCGAGGCTCCGGATGCGATCGCCGACCGGCTGCTGGCGCTTGCCGGAACGTCGATCGATCCCCTCGGCCGGATCATCGGCGGGGCGCTGACGGTGGCCGAGGCGACGGGCCGTGCCGCCGTCATGGCCCGCGTTGGCAAGGACCGGTAACCCATGACCGATGAGCGCCAGCCATTTCAGGAGGCAGTTGATTTCCTGCGCCAGAAGGTGGCGCTGCCGTCAAGAAGCTGGCGCGATCTCGAGGGCCGCGCGCATGACCGCGCGCTGGTCGTCGCGGGAGCATCGACCACAGCGCTGATCGAGGACTTCGCCGCCGCAATCCGGCAGTTCCCCGAAGGCATGGACCCGGTGACGTGGCGCGCCGAGTTCGACCGCATCGTCGCAAAGCACGGCTGGACCGGCTGGACCGGCGAGGGGTCGGAGGCCGGCCGCGCCTGGCGCGCGCGCATCATCTACGAGACCAATCTCAAGACAGCCGAAGCTGCCGGCCGCTACAGGCAGATGACCGATCCGGATGTCCTGAAACGCCGGCCTTACTGGCGTTACATCCACGGCTACAGCCGCACCCCTGATGTGCCGCGCCCCGAACACCAGATGCTCGATGGCAAGGTCTTCCGGGCGGATGATCCGGTCTGGGATACAATTTATCCGCCCAATGGCTGGAACTGTTCCTGCGGGGTCGAGCCGCTGACGCCGGAAGATCTTGCTGATCTTGGCAAGGGCGGGCCGGACGAGCCGCCGGAGCTTGGCACGCATCCGGTCAAGGACCCGCGCACGGGCCAGATCATCCAGGCGACGAACGGGATCGATTTCGGCTGGGACCATGCACCCGGGCAGAGCTGGGCGCGCGGGCTGGTGCCGGCCGAGATGCAGGCACCGCTGGCGCCGCCGATCCGCGCCACCCGGCCGGCGCAGCCGCCGCTAACCGAGATCGCGCGCCCGTTCGAAGCCCCGTTGCTGCCCGAGGAGGTCAGCTCTGACGCGGCGATCGATGCCTTCCTCGGCATCTTCGATGCGCGGCGCGGTGCTCCGGTGATGTTTCGCGATGCTGCCGGCCACGCGATCCCGATCAGCGAGGACCTGTTCGTCCGGCCGGATGGCTCATCCAAGCTCGGCGCCTATGGCCGCTGGCGCGCGCCGCATCTGGCACGACTGGCCGAGGCCATTGCCGATCCTGACGAGATCTGGGTCGACTGGGGAAAGGGGCCGGACGGCACATGGCGTCTGGTCCGGCGGTATCTGCGCCAGGGGCCGGACAGCCCGGAGTTCGCCTCCTTCGGCTGGTCGGCTCATGGTTGGGAAGGGGCGACGGCATTCAGCCCGACCAAGGGAGCTGCCGGGTCCAA